CCACCGAATCGAACGCCACGGTCAACCCCGCGGCGACACCCATCACCCTCACGATCCCCGTCCCGACGATCGTCGCCGCCTCGAATATCTCGGCGCTCCCCGACACGATCGCCATGGCGTTCACCGTCGACGCCCCGACGATCGCGACTGGGTGGACGGCCTCGCCAGCGTCAACACCTATCACCCTCACCGTCCCCACCGTCACGGTTGTCGCTGGAACGTCCGACACCGCCTCCCCCGCGGTGACCGCCCTGGCGTTCACGGTCCCCGCGGTGACGATCGTCACGTCGACCAACGACACCGCCTCCCCAGGCGTCATCGCCCTGGCGTTCACGGTCGACGCTCCCACCATCGGCGCCGGCTCGAGCGTGGCGCCCGCGGCAACACCGATCACCCTGACGATCCCCGCGGCGACCGCTGTCACTCAGACCGACGCCACAGTGACCCCCGCCGCGACCGCTCTGGCGTTCACCGTCGACGCTCCCTCGATCGCGATCGGATCAACCCGTACTCCCGCCGAGATCGCCCTGGCGTTCACGATTCCCCAGGTCACAGTCCTGGCGTTGTCCGCCACCGTGACACCTGGCGTCATCGCCCTCGAGTTCACCGTTCCCGCGGTGTCGGTCGCTACCGGGACGACGGTCACTCCCGACACCACTGACCTCCTTTTCACGATCCACACGCCCATCGCCGGCGTCATCCTCGTCACGATCTACGCCAAGGAATCAGGCCACTTCTTCCGCAACCTCGCATCGGACTCGCTGTCGCTGGGAGCCGGGCCGAAGCGTTCGGTGATGAACTCGTGGCTCGACAAGAACGACTTCGAGAAGGTGTCGGCCAGGTTCCGTTTCAACGGTGACAAGGCCGGGATGCTTCACGTCCAACAGTCCGTAGCCGCGGCGTGGGCCGCGAACTCGGGAGCGTCGACGGCTACCCTTACCGCAGCAATCAACGCCGACCTCCAAGCCGCGGGGTATCGAGGGCCGGCTGGGGGTGACCTATGACCGATCTCAAACGTGGTCCGGACATGGACTTCAGGTTCATCGGGAACTTCCCAGGACTCCAGGAACGCACGTCCCAGGGAATGCTCAAGGTTCTCCAATCGCTCAAAGCTGGCGGGTCGCTCGCTCGAGCAGCCGAAACCGCAGGAGTCACGAAACGGACGATCGAGAACTGGCGTTCGACCTACGAGCTGTACGACACCCAGGTCCGGACCCTGGTCGACGCCAACGAGTACGCCCGCGAGCAGGGCAGAGAATCAGCGTCGCTGTTCCGCAAATCCGCCCTCGGGCTCGTCGTTGACCCCGACGCCGAACGGCCAGAAGTCCCAGGACTCGAGCAGTTCCGCTGGGACGCATTCGGTAGGCCGTCCCAACCTCACCACCAGGACGCCATCAACGAGTGGGAGAACAAGACCAACCACACCGTCATGTACTTCTGTCCTACTGGCGCAGGCAAGGACACGACCGCATCGGACGCCATCGTCCATCTCAAATGCGCCGACTTCACCCGCGAGAACCGCACCGCCTACATCACCGAATCTGAGAAGGAAGGCAAGAAGAAACTCCAGCGGATCGTCAACTACCTCACCGACGAACGCACCTACCTCTACCAGCCGGCCGAAACTCCCGGCGGGCAGATCCCGACGATCAACCCGATCGCCCTCTGGGGTCCGTTCAAGTGGGTGAAGGGGATGATCTACCCGGACGGGACCAAGATCCCCCAGCTCCAGTGGACTCAGACCCAGTGCTATTTCGTGGGTGGCTCGACCAACGAAGCCGACCCCGATCTCTGGGCTACAGGCGTCGACGGGTCGATCTATGGGCAGCGTATCCGTACCGCTGTCCTGTCGGATATGTTCACGAGAGAGAACCAGTTGTCCCCCGACTTGCGCGCCAAGCAGCTCGGCATGGTCCGTGGAACCCTCAAGTCGCGCCTCGATGGTCGTGGCCGCAAGTTCCTCCTGGGGACGCTTCTCGACGTTGAGAACAACTACGAGGCTCTCATGGAAGAATGGGTACCCGAAGGCACCGGGGTCCTCTACTCGGACGAGTTCGTCACCCGCTACCGCAACGGTGTCGCCATCGTCCGCCACCCCGCCATCCTCGACCAAGGGTCCGAACACGAACGGTCGTTCTGGGAGGAACGGTTCCCCTTCCGATCCCAGATCATCGTCCGCACCCCAGAGGACGTCCTCGAGACTCACCACGTCCACGAGCTCAACGATGCAGAACTCATCGACCTCGCGCCGATGGCCGAGGAACGCATCGAAGGTCAGCTCGAGTTGCGTGGCGAACCCGGTACCGACCAGTACATCTCATATCAGGCAACCCACCAGCAGATCCGGGTTCCGTCGTTCGACGTCGCCGACTTCACCGACGAAGTATTGGATCTGTGTGACGATCCCACCCGTTCCTACGGGGTTCGTATGCCTGGTGAAGTTGTCGTCACCGGCAGCGATCCGGCCCGCAAGTTCGGTGCCGCTTACGTCGCGTGGGGTGTCGATCGTGAACTCAACACGGCGACAGTCATCGACGTGGAGATCGTGGCGAAGCTCGGCTCGGACGGGATCAAGAAGGTTCTGATCGAGCAGCCGATCACCCGGTGGAACCCGATCTGGTTCTGCTACGAGGTCAACCGTCACGAGGGAGAACTCGACGACGTCCTCATGCAAGCCCTCATCAGACGGATGAACGTCAACGTGTACCGCCACAAAACCCACTGGCAGAACCGATCGTCGGACACGCTCGGACCGGCTCAGATGGTTGGTGACATGCGAGGGATGATTATCAAGTTCCCCACCCGCACCCCAGAGGACCGTAAAATCACCAAGGCGCTCAAGGCCCATTTCAAGGCGTGGGACCGCCAGTCCGATAATCGTAAGAAGCCCGGCTCGCCCGGTCACGAAGCCGACGATGGGTGTCTCGCCGCGTGGGTGGGATATATCAAAGTCCGGGAAATCTTCGGTCACGGCGTTCGGGCGCGTGGCCCAGGCCGTCCCCACATTGCTGTTCCGGTGTCGATCCAGCGGGCGTATGACGCTGCCAAGGCGCGGCACAATACGAACCAGCGAGTCAAGGAGTCCAGACGTGAGCCCCTATCTATGGCAGAATTACAAGTGAAGCTCCTCGAGCAAGCAGGACAACCGCAATGAGTCTGACGGCCAAAGACCTCAACGTCCGTCGCGAGTGGGCGATTCGTGAGTTCCGATATTGGAAAGACGACATCGCTACCGCCGACGCGATCTACAACGACCAGTGGTCCGTGGCGCTCGGTGATGACTGGGTCGAGGAATCCGAACCTCTCGTCGAGAACATTTACTCCCAGGCCGTCGAGGACAAAGCCCTCACCGCCGGGATCGTCCTCCCCGTCCTCAAAGTCCCACCCAAGCGCGGCACCCGCGCCGATCGTGGGGAACGCTCCGCTCAGGTCCGCCGCAGGGTCATGATGTCGACGTGGGAACGGTCGAAGGTATCCCGCAACCTCCCGGTCTGGTTCATGAACCTGTTCCACACAGGCGCCATGTATACGATTCCGTGGACGAACTGGATGGCTATGAACGGCGCCCCCAACCCGTCCAACAAGCGGTTCCCGTTCATCATGAAGGTCAACGCCCGCAACGTGTACCCGCTCGGCCACGACCCGATCGGGACGCTCAACGAGGCGATGGTCATCACCCGCCGGCGCAAGCTCGAGATCGAGCAGGAATACGGTGTCGGCGCTCTCGATATGTTCCGTCGAGGACGCTCGGAACCAGACGACTGGTTCGAGGAAACCTGGTACATGAACGAACGCGAGTGGGGCGTGGCGTTCGGTGACCCTCAGATGGGATCTGGCGACGACTTCTACCGCACCGACCTCGACACGGTGAACGAGTCGAACAGTCTGGCGATGGAGTGGATACGCGAACCCGAACCGCACCTTCTCCCCGGCTGTCCGATCACCGAAGCGAAATGGCCGACTGTCGACGCCCGCTACAGGGGTCCGGTCATGGACGTCATCCCGACGATGAAAACGGCGAACACGTTCATGAAGCGGCTTCTCGACGATCTGTCCGCCAACATATTCGCCCCCGTCGTAGCCGACAACATCGAGAACATCGACGAGTGGGGACCAGGCGCCATCATGGTCGGTGACGGCCAGGGTCCAGCCAACATCACTCACGCTCGAGCGCCAGTCAACTTCGAGGCGCAGCAAGTCATAGGCCAGCTCGTCGAACAGGCACGCCATCAGGCGATGGAGCCGGCGCAGCGGGCAGGCGACCCCCAGGCTTCGATCGTCTCAGGCAAAGGGACCACGTCGCTACTCGGGGCGTTCAACATGGAACTCGCTGTGGCGCAACGTGAGATGACTCACCTATTGCAACGGTCGACCGCGATGACCGCCGCTCTCGACGAGCTGTGGTGTGCCGGGCCGAAGCAGATCATCGGCGTCGACGAGGGCGCCGACTTCGAGGAAACCTACGACGCCGCCGCCGTGTTCGACGGCGACTACCGCAACATCGTCACCTACGCGGAACGGTCCGGGCTAGACGCCAACCAGCACCTAACCACTATCGCCACGATGCGGAACATGGAAGGGTTCTCCCTGCGGACGTTCATGGAGAAGTCCGGTCTGGTCGACAACCCTCTACAGGAGGAACGGACGATCGCGATCGAGAACCTCTCGAAACTGTTCTACGCGGCGATCCTCCCCCAGCAGATCGAAGCGGGGAACATCCAGTTGATCCAAGAGTTCATCGAGGCGATCGACGACGACAAGATGACCGTCAACCAGGCCGTCCTCGACGCCATCAAAAAGTCCCAGCCGACCGGCCAACCGCAAGGTCCGGGTGGAGTACCCGGCGGTCCTGGCGCCCCACCCGACACCGTCCGCGAGCAGCGCAGCTTGGCATCAGGCGGTATCCCAGGTAACGCAGAAGGGCTACCCCCACCACCGGGAGCAGACCTTCTGTCCCTGTTGCCTGGGAACGTGGGGCGCCAGATCGCCGAGACAGGACCAGGAAGGACCGCCGCTTAAATGCCCTCATCAACCGACCTCGTGCCGACCGGGTTGCCGTATGGCGCCCGCCAGGAGAACGTCGCCGCCCGTCAGTCTGGTGGCGTTCCTGTGTCATCGACCGCGCAACCGCCCGCCCAGGGGTTCGCCGCTGGCGCCGGCCAGACGTCGCCTGTCGCGCCACAGCGGCCGTTCGATATTCTCCAACAGGTCACCCCCGACCAGCTACCCAACCTCACCCAACCCGGTATCGCTGGTACGCCCCAACCCGTCCAGCAGCTCGAGGACCGGCTCACTCAATCACCGAGTGCTTTCATGCGTGCTGTCGGCCAACGAATGAACCTTCTTAGAACGCGGCGCTGATGCCAGACCCAAGAGAACGGCGACCCCTTCAAGACGATCCGGGGAAAGCAGCTAGCGCCCCACACAAGCCCGCGCCCGCCCCGCCGCCGACCGTCCCACCGTCAGACGACGGACGAGCAGGCCCGTCTCGACTAGAGGGACCGAGGTCGCTCGACCCGCCAGCGGGTCACGGTCGCGACCCGAATCTGTTCGACGCGGCAGGGAACCCGACGTTCGCTGTCGGACCCACCGACACCGGGTTGGACAACCGCTTCTTCGATCCGGCCATCGCCCGCGCCGGCGACGGTCTGCCGTTCGCTCCCCGAGGATCTCTCTACACCGAAGAAGATGCGTTCCGGGCCGAAGCGATCGTCACGTTCCACCTGTCCGGTTCCAACGACAGTCTCGTCCAGGCGATCACCGACCACATTCTCAATATCGCCGACGCCTACCCAGAGGTTCTCGACGTCCTCGCCACCGACTTCGAGACGGCCCTGGCGTACACCGACAGCGACGTCCGGGCAATGCGCGCCGACCCGAACCACATGCCCTCCAACCTGGAGCTACTCGTCGAGTCGGTACGCCAGGAGCAGCTAATCATCGGCGCCGAGAAGCTCTGGCTCGATAACACCGCCGCCCAAGCCGATCTGCTGGGTGGCGAATGGACCGAACAGACGATGCCGAAGCGAGAGGTGTGGCGTGAAGCCAACGCCCAGATGTTCCCCGACATGGAACAGAACCGGGACATAGAACTCAGCGGGTTCGATCCGCTCACCGCCGAACATTTCGGTGAGCTTCGATCGTCGTTGTCCGATCGCCCTGGCGTCTGGGTGTTCGACGCTGGAATCCTCGCAGGGAATATCACCCTTGAGGACGGATCGGTCAAAGAGTTCTTCATTGAGGTCGACGACGACACGACGATCACCAACGACATCGAGGCGTTCACTACCGCGGTCCTGGCGATCGCTGGACTCAAACATGAGGTCGTACTCCAGGACGACATACCTGGCTCTCAGACGCAGCTCGGCGCCACCTTTGAGTTCATCGGCAACAAGACACGCGACGCCGAAGAAGGAGGCGCCTTCAGTCAGTATTCGCCGGCGTTGGACGCGATGGAGATAATGCTCGTCAACGACGAACAGGTACTTCCAACAGAGTCCGACGTCCACGAGATGTATGTCGACGGGAACTTCACCGACGCTCAGATGATCGGCATTGTCGGCACCCAGTTCGCAGGGCTCTCAGCCGAGGAAGGCCGTCAACTCGACGCAGGCCAAGCCGTCGACCTTGCCATGTCCGCCGCCGACCAGGGCGCGTTCGACCCGACCGAGATGCGCCTCGAGCTGGAGAACATGCTCACCGGCGACATCATCGAACAGATCATGTCGTCAACCGACGACGACAAGGCTTCTCAAATATCCCGGATCTGGGACGCTGGCGTCGAGAAGGGATTCTCGGCTCTCGAACAGTGGGAGGAAATCACCCAGTGGATCGGCGTGCAGACAGTCGACGCCATCCTCGACGGGGTGAACGTCGTCGGCGCGGTGTTCAACGATGACGACGTAACCGAGAACTGGAACGCCATGTTCCAAGAGGACCAGTCGGACACTGTCGGCGACTACTTCCACCTGGAAGGCGGGTTGAAAGAATGGGCCGACGTCACCGCGTCGATCATCTTCGACCCCACCAACGCCATATTCGCTGGTGGGGCGACCCGCCAGGTGTTCATGAAAACGATGCTCCGCTCCCAGAAGTTCGGGCCGATGGTCATGCGGACGCGTGGAGCGCGATACCTTCTCGACTCGCTGGGATCAGGGAACACCGAACGGATTCTCGGATCGCTAGGCGCCCTCCAGAACTTCGGCGACAAGGCAACCCTGGCAATCATCAACGCCCACCGCGCAGGGACGCTCACCCGCGACGTCGCAGAGTCGATCGCCATGAACGCCCTCCCCGCCTACGGAGGCACCTGGATTCCATCGTCAATGGGTCACGCCACCACCCGCCAGACCGCTCTCGGCGCCGCTCAGATGTTCGCCCGGTTCGATTCCATTCCCGACGCCGTCAAGGTTCGAGCTATCCGGGCTTTCACTAACCGATCGGTCGATCGGGCGTTCCGTTTCGGTTCGACGAACTCCGTCGACGACATCAAGGCGATGCTCTTTACGATGTTCCCCGACGACCCCGACACGGCGTTCCGTCACCTAGGGTCGTTCATCGACGCCCGCAACGGTTCGGTCGCTCAGAAACACGCACTCGAGCAGGCGCAGCAGGCGATCGCCCAGCAGATCCGCGACCTCGGCGCCACCGTCCCACGGCTCACCGGCAAGGTCATGGGTCAAGCGCTCGAGGACGCCAGGGTCGCTCTCCACGCTTACGACCGCCAGTTGGCGACGACGATGGACGACGCCGCCCGCACCGCGTTGCAGGCCAAACGTGACGCTCTCGGCACCCGGATCAGAGAGATCACCGAAGCGGGCGCGCCGCGCTCCGACCTCGAGCAGCAACTCAACAAGATCAAATCTCAGCTCGCTCGTATCGAGAAGGCGATCGCCGAACCAGAGTTGTTCATCGAGCAGCGACTCTGGATGGACCAGTTCTGGGCGGAACAGGGCGACCGGCTCGGGTTGGAAGTAAAGGGAGTCAACGAGTCAGGGATCACCACCTACGACTGGACGCCCGTCACCAACACAAGGAAGGTCGAAGGCCCCCGCACGATCACCCTCGACGACTCTGTGTCGAGAACGACCGGGCTCACCCACAACTTTGACGACGCTGCCGACATCGAAAAGGAACTCCGTGAACTCGAGGTTCTCCGCAGGTCTACCTTCCACGAGGCGCCCGCGTCGTCATGGGAAGTCACCGCCTACCAGAACCTCAAGAACAACCCTCGGGCGTTGCAGAAGTACCGCGAGCTAGTCCAGAAGGAACGGTTCCGCTCGATCGTCGGAACGCTACGCAAGTTCTGGGCCGTCAACCTTCTCGGCAATCCGATCACCGGGTTCAAGGGCCGGCTCGACGAGGCGATGGGCCTATTCCAAGAACTCGGCGGACTCAAAGGGTTCAAGGCTGCGCTCGACTCATCGGCAGGCGCGGTAGTCCGCGGGTCGCTATTCCACCCAGACGGCAGGTTCATGCACGACCTGTTCGGCGGGCTGTCCGACGAAGCCGCCCGATACGGCGCCAACGCCGGCGACACCCTCGCGACGGCGTCTGGTAGCGGCTGGCACGTCATGGACAACCCGTCCCCCGGCACGAAGCATGGGACGGCAGAGTTCCGCGCCAACGCCGAACGATTCCTACAAGGGTCGTTGGCTCAGGACGAACTCACTCAGATGTGGGCGAAACGACAGGCCGGGCTTATCACCGACGCCGAACTTCGGGTCTGGTGGAAAACGAAAGGCCAGGCCAAGTACGACGCCACTGAACTCACCTTCGGCGACGACGTCGGCAAGCTGGCGATCAACTCCCCCGACGACATTGTGGGGATCGACGGCTACCTCGACCAAGTCATCGGCCGCTGGGTCGACGACATAGTCGACGGTGCCGAACTCCAGGACTCCCTACGTCAACGTCTCATCGAAGCAGCCACCGGGACAGGCCCCAAGATATCTCGCAGCGCCGACGCCGAACTGCTCCAGAACCTCAAGTACACGGTCGGTCCCGACGTCAACACCCCGAAGGGTTCATGGCTCGACGGGATGATGAACTCGTTCTGGACACGGCCACAGCAGCGGGCCGGTGGGGTCATGTTCGACCAGTTCTACGAGCCGTACCGCAAGGTTCTCGTCGACGCGTGGACCGAAGCCGGGATTCTGTTGGAGCCGTCCTACCTTGTCTCTAAGAAGATCGCCCGCGACCTCGACCACGCCGCGGCGCTGATCCGCACCAACGACCCCAGGGTTCGGGATCTGCTGGGCCGCGGGTTCAAGACTCACGAGATGGCCGAACAGACCGCTCGAGCTTACGCCGCGCAGAAAGCCGACGACCTCATGTACTCGACGGTGACCCGCTCACTCGCCGGGAACAAACTCGACAACCCTCTGGCGTTGCCGTTCGTGCGAGCCCAAGCTGACTTCGGCGCCCGCTGGATGCGTTGGATGTTCGACGGTAACGCCACCAGAGTCTCACGAGAGAAGCTGTACGCCTGGTCGCAGGGTTCGGGGATTCAACGGGCCACCGCCAAGGGTGTCGAGCTACTCGAGCGCCAACCGATCAACGTGCGGCTCGTGGCGAAGATGGCTCACCTTTCCGAAGCTATGACAGGGGCGTCCGCCGAAGGATACGACGGCGGGTTCTGGGGTCCAGGCGCGCTGATGAACTCTTTCACGTTCCTCCCACTTCGCAAGGGGACGCAGTTCATGATGAACATCTCGCCGCAACCAGGACTCGCTGTGGCGTTGCCGTGGTGGGCGGCGGATCGTTACGCCGAGATCCCAGGGTCAGATTTCGTCGAGCGGATCTGGCCGTCGTTCTCCTACTTCCGTGACAACGTCGGCGGGAATCTCGGGTTCGACGACATCGACGACTTCGTATTCCCCGACTCGTCACGGTCGATCCGTTCGGTGGTCACCGCCGCCGGCCTCGCTATCGCCCCGTCCCTCCCCGGTAACTGGGGCCAGCAGATGACCCAGGCGATCTCGTCGAGGTCCGAACCGTTCGGTACTGGCACAGTCATGAAAAACGAGGTCGGACTCGAGATGCGTAATTCGGTTTGGACGATGCTCCCTGGCACCGAGGAACACGACAAGTGGATCTCGTCGACAGGTACCACCGTCCGCGACGACCTCTGGCGTCGTGAAGCCGCCGACCGTGTCCAGCACTTATTCCCTGGTGTCGGATATCGGGACCGTGACCTATCCAACCTCGACTTCTACTCGGCGCTGCTCAAACCAGGCGACGAGGGCGGACTACTCGACGTTCTCAAATCGGCGGGGGTTCTCAACTCCCACGACCTCGAGGATCTATTCGGCGACGGTGAAGCCTTCGAGGGACTGTGGACCAAGTGGAACAACGGGTCGATCTCTGAGAAGGAAGCGTGGGATCTCTACGACATCCTCAACACGGTCGTATTCGACCGGCTCAGCGATGCGACCATCCCAGGTTCTGAGGGGATAAGGAAGTCCGAGGACTACTTCGTCGGACGGGAATACCCCGGTCTGGACTTGATGACTCTGTCGTTGCTGATCGACCCGGCGATGGGAACCAACCTCGTCTCAACCACCGCCTGTATGCCCGACGCAGCAGGCAACTACTTCTCAACGTCGTACTGCACGATCGACGGGCGGTTCAATTCCAAACCTCTAGCTCAGGGTCAAGCTGGACGCGACGACAAACGAGAGATGTACGAGCTAGGTCAGATCGGCTACCGCCCGGAGGGTGAATGGTCCGCCGATGCTTCCGAACGTGTCCACCAGGCGGGACGCAAGTTCCTCCGCTGGGCGTTCTCAGATATGACCAACTACAACTACTCGATCAAGCTCACCAAAGACGTCGCCGAGGATCAGTTCGCTCTCACCAACGCGACGGCCATTCAACTGATGGACCAGATGGGAATTCACCCACCGACGAGTAGTGTCGAACTTCCTGGTGGCGGACCTCCCAACACTCAGTTCGATCAGGTGAAGATGACCGGCCAGGAGTGGCGGGACTGGTTCGGCGACCAGATGGACACCCTGGCGTCCTCGACATTCGATCTGGGGTTCATGGAGAACGCTGCCGCTACTGCCCTACAAGGGTCCGGGTCGGTGATGGACGACATTGAGGCCATGTCGAAGTACGCCGAAGATAACCTAGGGATCGAGTACATTTCCGACTGGCCCGAGGAGTTCAAGGAACACGGCCGCGTGGGGATGCGCGAGGCTATCGACGCAGGGACTATCGGTGTCGGCGACTACGACCGCTACTTCCGTTACGCGCTCGGCGACCTCAACTGGGTACCCCCCGACCCGCCGAAGCTGGGTTCGGATCGGATCGAGTTCAACATTCCCGCCGACGCCAACGACCTAGTCACAGGCGATATGTCCATCCTCGACGGCGACACTCTGTCGTTGCGGACCTCAGACGGGTTCGTCGAGCTGCGTCTCGTTGGGATCAACACCCCGGAGTGGGCCGAACCAGGAGGCAAGCAAGCTCTATCCAACCTCGAGAAGCTGCTGCAAGGCGCCGAGACGATCAACTTCATCATGTTCGACGGCGACCAGTACGGACGGGTCCAGCAGTACACGTCGAAGCAGCGGATCAAAGTGTGGATGTATGTCGACGGGATTCCGATCTGGGTACCCGAATACTTCACCGCGTCGAACGTGACTGGTGGTCAACTTGGCGGCGATGTCATCGACCTCCAGGGTATCCTCAACGCTGGAAAGTCCACGACCCCCGCACTCGAAGGGAGTAGTACCTGATGGGTGGATTCCGATTCGATTTCTTTCTTGACGGCGACGGGTTCAATCCCGGTGGACTCATCGGCGACGACACTGGTACTGACGACGGTGACACCGACACTGGCAGCGACGACGACAAGGTCCCAGCGCAACCGACCTACTCACAAGCCAACCCCGCCGACTTCGAGTGGGTCAAACAACAGGTCGTAGGGATGACCGGAGCGAGTCCGGCCCTAGTCCACGACTGGCTCAACTCGTGGGGACTCGAGTACCTCGACATCGAAGGGACGGGGAAAGACACGACGTACAACTACAACGTCACCCCCGACCAGCTCTGGGCCAGCAACGGGTTCGTATCAGGCGCAGCGTGGCTACCCGTACTCCAGGACAACATCCTCCCGCCGGCGTTCAACCTCGTCAACGAGGACGGCTCGATGACGATCATGCGCCGCGACTTCCTCACAGGACTCACCGCGGACACTAGAGCTGGTACCGGCAGTAGGTTCGCGGGCGGCGGCGACGTTGTCCGCAGCAAGCCGACAGAGGACGAACCAGACGGGCTAGTCCTGTTCAACTCGTCGCTCCCGATGATAAACCTCGCCGACATCCTCCCCCAGAAGAAACCTAAGACCGGGACCGGACGTGCGAACCGGGCGTTCGACACCGACCAGCTCACCGCAGGAGCGACCGACCAGTACCGCTACTTCCTACTCGAACCCGACGACGCGCAGATCGCCCAGTGGGTCGAGGACTACAAGAAGGAAGCCAACGGGTTCTGGCGTAACAAAGGCGGCAACCTCGATTTCGAGACATTCATACAAGGACGCATCGAAGGGACGGGCCGGTTCAAGTCGATGTATTCCAAGAAACCAGCAACGGTATCGACCCGCGATTACGTCGCTCAGACTCGAGCGGTTGTCGGTTCGTTCCCACAATTGACTCAGGGCCAACAAGCCCGCGAGACGGAGACGACTCTACGATCAGGAGCGTCCGCTGCGGGGCAGGCTCAGAGGATCGCTAACACCCGACCTGTTCACGCTGCGTCGGGGCCATCCATCGCTCAAAGATACGCTCAGACGATCTCTGGGCTTGGTAGAGGGGCGTACTCGTGACCGTAGGCCAAGAATCATTCATCGACAATGACGGGACTCTCTCGATCGAGGAACTCACATCGTTCTTCGACATCCTCGCTCGAGCGGGGATCGACTTCACCGGGGCCGATGGGGAACTACCCGAGGACCGTATCCAGACTCTCGCCGATCAGTCAGCCGCGGGCGGCGGCGACACCGAGATCCTCCAGGGTCTGCTCGATGAGGCGTTCGCTCAGAACCCGGAGTTCAACAAGGGTCCAGACGACGCCGCCAGGATCGCCGGCGAAGTAACCGAAGGAAGAAGCCTCGACAACCTTGTCGTGTCCCTAGCGCGCATCGTCGGCGAACTCCCAGAACATCGACTCGACACTGTCATCCCGGACGGGGCGACCCTGCTGCGGGTGGATTCGCCGACCGGGTCCGCTACCGACGCGATCTACTACCTCCGCTACAACGTCCTGGGTTCGCTTGTCACTTTTGAGATCGGCGACCAGCTCACATTCGACGAGCTATTCCCCGAAGGCGCCAACGCTTTCAGCACGTCGCGGGTTCTAACCCAGGCACAGTTCGACGCAGCCGGCGCAATTTCGCTGGGGTCGGTGTCCGAAGTGATCGGCCAGACCGAAACCCTCGACTCTCAGATCGGTCGAGAGATCAGCGCCCTGGGCCTGACCGCGCCTCCCGCGTGGATTATGGGTTCGGAAGAAGCGAAGAAACTGATCGTGTTCTCCACCCAGGAAGGTTGGTCCTCGAACCGACTCTGGACCGAACTCGCCAAGACCGACGCATTCGGCGCCCGGTTCCCAGGCGTCGACACCTTTCTCCTGGGCGATACGACTATCGAGGCGGCGGTCGACGAGTATCTCAGCGAGGAGACGGCCCTTCTCGGAGCCATACGCCGTTACCGCCCAGGAGAATCCCTTTCCAACCAGGACATCGGCGACGTCCTCGCGAACGGTTGGACATCGGCGACGTTCGCCGCAGCGTTGGAACTCGAGCAGCAGATCACCCACAACCCGAACGCTCTAGTGCAACTCAACGATGTCCTGGTGGCGTCAGGGTTCGACCCGACCGACGAGCTCGGGCTGCTCCAGGTCATGACCGACTCGGCGCCGCTCGATATCACCGAGGCGCTCAACACAGCGTCGGCGTCGATCGCCTTGTCCGAGGCAGGGTTCGACGGTGTCGACATCGACGGCCTGGTCGACATCATCGACGACGTGTCCGGGTTCCGCACCCCAGAATCATATGCGAAACTCGCCCAGGAACTCGCCCTCACCGCTGTCCGTAACCGCCACGAACTCGACATCGGCAAGTTCGACATCACCGACGAGGATCTCGTGTCGGTGTTCTTTGGGGAGGAATCCCCCACCGGGACAGGGTCTGGTGAGATCCTCAACCGGCTCGCCCGTTTCGAGCGTGACCGTCGTGCGGCGTCGTCCGGGTTCGGTGGCGCCCAGGCGTCGATCGGCAGACAAGGTCTACAACTCCAAGGTTTCGGCGGGCAATAGAGTAGAGTCCCCCTTGCAAGGGGACGGAGCTGCCCGCCTCCCCCCAAGTCTTAGGGCGTCATAAGGGCCGACGACCTCGCTCTGTCGAAGGCCGCATCCATTACAGCCATGAATGGAGCAGCAAGTGGCAGAACCAGCAAACGCCCCACCCGACCCAGCCAGCGGAACAGTCTCACAAGAGGCATTCGACCGCATGAAAACCGAACGTGACGAGGCTCTCGCCAAAAGCGGGGAACTCGAGGTAGCTGTGAAAAGCTCAGGCGTTCTCAGACATGCGGAGTCTTGGCTACGCGCGAAGGAAGTAAACGACCCCGACCAGTTCAAGAACTGGTCCGACCTCATTACGAACTCTCTCGGCGAAGCGACATTTGAGAGTGTCGAAGCGCTCGAGCAGCAGATCGAAGCGAGGTTCGGATCTCTTGTAACGCCCGCGGTTGTTGCTCCACCGGCAGACGGGATCACTACCCAGCCGACATCAGGAGAGAACGTGACAGACGCCACACCGGGTCTTGTCCGCGGTCCCAATCCTGGTGGGCAGGGTCCTCCCCCGAGGGAGAATGTTCTCCAGCCGAACACCGCGGAACACAAGGCTTTCATCGAATCGGCCACTCAGGACGAGTTCGGTGAGGCATGGCGTGCGGGGCGTGTAGCAGCCACACCTTTGTCCCCAGAGGAACTCGCAATGGTCGAGAACCGTGGGGGACGGAAGTTGTAGGCACTCCTATCAGGAGGCCATAAATGGCAACTGCGAATATCACATTCGCTACGACCGAGGCGATCTTCTCCGAGGATTACATCCTCAATCGTGAGAACCTCATCTCGGCGTTGCACCCCTTGGCGAACGTCCTGGGAGCAATGCGTCGGGCGTCCCTAGCCGGACTCCCTTCCGACTCCCAGCGGTTCCCCAAGCCGCCGGTCATTGCCGCAGCCGCGGTAGCGGACGGCACAGACATCACCAACACCACTTACACACCAACTCAGATCACTCTGACCGTTGGTGAAATAGGTGTAATGGTGACCCCGACAGACCTGAACACGATGTCGAACATCTTCGGTGGCGCCGGCCAGTACGGTCGCGACCTTGGACTCGCCATTCGTGACAAGATGACAACTGACATCACGCTCCTGTGGGGCGCGTTCTCGAACTTCGTAGGGACGACAGGTGTTGACCTGACCGAACTCCAGTTCCGCAACGCGATCACAACCCTGCGAGCGACCGACGTGAACGCCCCTCTCTGCGCTGGGCTCGCCCCGCAGCAGCTCGAGGACTTGGTCACTTCGGTCGGTTCGACCGTGTCAGCAGCCTCGACAACCGGAACCTCCGCACGTCAGGCCACGAACGACATGGGTGGTATCCCCGGTGACGGTGATGCAGGCATGATGTACGGCGTGGAAGTGATCGTGAACAACACGGTCGGAACTCTCAACGCTGCTGCCGACTACGGCGGCGGAATGTTCGAGAAGGGTGCGGCTCTCGCACACGTTGGCAAGTACGCCTCGCGTCTGGAAACAGACCGGGACGCTTCGCTGCGTGCTACAGAGTGGGTGGCAACCGCCGCCTATTCCGTGGGCGAGATCGACGACGACCGCGGCGTTTCAATCATCACCGACGTATAGGAAAGGAGGCAACGATGTCGAACATTCTCATCGTTCCTCTCCAGGTACGTCATGATGACGTTGATGACGGAGCCGAGGTCCACAAGATGTCGGTCCCTCCACACAAAGTCGAGACGAAGGTTGCCAAGGATGTAGATCCAGGGCGCCGGAAGGTCGAGAAGCGTGTGCAGAAGGTCGTGAAGTCCCTCGACGCTGATGGAGTTGAGACTCTCGAGGTTGTTGACACAACCGAGGAAGTGTTCCGTCAGGGATCGAAGGATCTCGTGTTCGACAAGAACGGAAAGCCGACCGGCAAGGTCATGGCTTCTGGTCCGTCGAAGGTCTACTTCTACAAGGAGGGCCGTCTGGGTGTCGCACGCGACGTCAAGACGTCCACCATAGAAGCGGCCAACACGAACAACGCCTTCAACTCGGACGGCATCATGGTTGTGACCGAATCGGTCCTGGCCGAGATGCAGAAGAAAAAGAAGTGAGATCCGTGGGGGGCGGCTGGCTAACGGCTGCTCCCCACGACTCCCGAACGGAGAGACAAACGACGTATGGCTACTCAAATCACTGATGCTCTGTGGGACCACGCCCGCAAAATGTACGAGGACGACGGCAAATCCCAGAAGGCGATCGCTGAGTTCCTGGGGTGTACCACCAAGACAGTCCAGCGCCGCGCCCGCGAGTGGACCAAGGCCGGCACCACCGCCACGGCCGCCGCCCACGCGGACAGCGTCGAGGTCACCGAAACTGTCATCATCCACGACGTAGGTTTGACCGTCACCGACATCGACGCCGCAGGGGAGATCACCACTTCCCAGGCCGCAGAACTTTCTCAGGTCACCACCGAGAACGAGAGGCTCGAAGCCCGCAACGCGCAGCTCGAAGCCCGCAACGCCGAACTCGAGGACGAACGCGATCGGCTCGACCCGACGTTCGACGTGTCCTCGTGGAACTGGAACTCCCCCGAAGCCGTCATCGAGCATTTCGGTGAGGAAGCCTTGTTCGACATGGCGCAGATGGAGTTGCGTGACATCAACAAGGAACGCCTCTCGCAAGGGTTGGGCCGTGTCGAGGCAACTCAGGCTTCGGTCATCGAGCAGGCCAAACAGCTCCAGGCCGAGCACTCCGCTCGCAAGGGCAACTCGCGGACGATGAAACTAGTCAACCCCAAGGGACCACACATCGTCCAGGTCATGCTCGAAGATCAGGTCAACAACTTTGGTGGGTCGCTCTATGACGCCACCCAGCGGTACATCCAGAAGGGATTCAAGTTCTGTAAGCCGGCGCTCTGTGGTCGGATCGGATGTTTCGTCCCCGCCGCGATCGACGTCAACGGCCAGTTCGCATACTCCGGGTACTGCTCAGAGATCGACCGCCAAGCCGTCGAGGGCGCCTACGCCATTGGGACTACCAACGCCATAACCGCCGCGCAAGGGCTAGGACGGTAGACTCGATCGGGAATGAAGGAGTGTCGGGTTGGTAGCCAAGAAAGCATCGTTCGGGATCTCCCGGTTTAAGGACCAGGAACACGCCCCTGGCACCGTCGTCATGATGACCGACGAGCAGATCGCCGACCGTAAACGCAAGGCTCGAGCAGCTCAACCGTTGGAGATAAATCGGGCGGGCCAGATCGTGTCGAGGCCCCGGTCACAGTTCACTCATTACCACGAGGGCGGCATCGTCGGGAACTTCGTCGGTGGGGAACACCACCAATCGGCAGAGTTCGACAACGAGCTGACGATGGAACAACCTAAACGGGTGTCTCGTGAGCCCGTCGATCCTCTCGTTACCCAGGACCGGGTGCTGCGTGACATCCTCCAATGGGTGAAGGACTCTCCCTCCCCAGAGGTAGCCAAGCAGCGGGCCAAGTTCATTCGAGGCACCAACCCCCAGCAGTTCGCTCACCTATCCGACGACCAGATCGTCGAGCAGATCGGTGAGGTAGCTAAGGCCATGGCTCGAGAATCCGCCGAGGAAGTCTACGCGCAGCGTGGATGGGACCGAGGAACGGTGATCCGTGGCAACCCTTGATGACCTTTACGCACGCGTGCGCGCGATGGCCTACTCGAGTTCACCGGCGAAACGTCCCAAGTTCGCGACCCTGAATGGAGCGTTCGCGGCTGGGTCCGCCTCACTGATATCCGACACCCAGTTCGAGAACCTGTTCAATAGGGGAACGATCGCTGAGTTCGAGGACGGCGACCTCGTGCGATGCACCGACGACTATGTCGCTGCTACCAGCGTGGCCGTACAGCGAGCAGGAGAGACGGAGGGGAACTTCTACCCGGACCTGACCGCCACCTCCCACGCGGACGGCGCAGGCTGTGAGATCGACCCACCGTTCACCCGGACCCTGATCGAGACTCTCATCAACGAGGTACTCCGTAACGACCTCTGGCCGCACGTCTGGACGTGGCACTCAGCGTCGGTCACGTTCATCACAGGAGAGACGACCTACGCGCTCGCCGACCAGTATCTCCTTGAAGTGGTCCGGATGTACCAGCACAACACCGAGGGATACGAGAAGTTCAAGTTCATTTCTCGCGGTCACTTCGAGGTTGAGCAGCAAGTCAACACCGCCGTCGATACCAACCTCGCGACGCTGCGTCTGTTGAAGGTTCCCGACGATGACTTCGTCGCGTACTACGACGCCAAGCGCCGGCCCCACCCCGACGACCTTGTCAACCTATCCGACGAGGTGGCCGATCTGATCCCCTGGCGGGTCTGCGCGAAACTGGTCGAGGCGAACATCATTCCCGATCGGGTCGACCCTCCCCGCCGCGCCCGGCAGAACTCTGACGGCGGGTTCGCAAGGGACTCGAGGACGTTCAACGCTGAGTTCTTCCAGATGCGGAAGGGGCTCAACGCCAAACTCAAACGTGAGATCCCCGAGGAACGCCTGTACGTCGGGAACAAACGCCGCCGGGACTGGTAGCCGATGGTTCGTAAGGCCACTCTCGGCAGCGTCGAGTTCGTCCTGGCCTCATGGCTCGAGCCGTCCGAACGGTATCAGCGGGCCTACGAGCCGGTTCGACCGTCCGATCGTTTCATCCCCGGCCAGCAGTTCGAGTTCACCGCCGACCTCGAGTTCCGTGATTGGGTGATCGACGACTTCTCTGGTGGGCTGTCGCCGTCGCCGTGGTGGAGTCCCAACGACGCCGCTGTCCGCAATGCCTTCTGGTTCTTCGCCGACGACGGCGGTTTGCGTCTGGGTGCCGAACCCGAAATCACTCAGATCGAAGCGGCTGGCGGAAACAAGACCGCGCAGTTCCTCACCATCGCCGAACAGGATCTCTATGCCGGGTTGACGTCGAACGGAACCGTTGTCGACTGGAAAGACATCGAGTGGGAAGCGACGGGGGTCACGGTCGGAACCGGAGCGAGCGACGATATGACATCGGGTGCGTCGCCTGGGTCCGACACCCTGTATATCACCAACGACAACGTCAAAGATATCCACAAGGTCACCGGACTGAAGGGCACACCAGGCAACACGACCCACTACGCGGCTGCTGCTGGTGATCCGTTTGCTGAACTCCCTCTTGTCGTCGCGTTCGATAGTCGAGTGTTCGCCCTCGACGGCAACGACCTTTACGAAATCGACCAGACGTCTACCGACACCCGGACCCAGGTCGCTGACGTAGCCACGACCTACACCCGGATCATTCTCTCCGAGGCGGACTCATCGAAGCGGCTATCGGTATCGGACGTCGGCCCGATCTGGTGGGTCCAAGCACCAGACGGCCACACCTACATATACGAATACAACGTAGGCTCAGACACCCAGCGCATCGTCGGTCGTATCCCCTACCCCGCCGCCCGCCCATGCCAGTTGTACTGGGCGCTCGGGTTCTTCTTCCTATCGTTCGTCGACTTCGTCACCGCCGATGGGAACCTCACGTCGGGCCGCGGCTACATCTTCTATAAGCGGGGAGGCCAGGAAGGGACCATCGGCCCCATCCCTTCCAACGTCGGAGCGGTATCGCCCGACCCCTACCTCACCCAATCCATCTTCCAGTTCGCCGCAGGGAACTGGCCGCTGATAGCGGGGATCATCGACGACGGTCTGGTCGTGGTATTCGGCAAGAACGTGTTCGTTTACAACTTCTCCAACGCGGCGTGGGGGATGATGTCACATCTTCGCGCTGGCGTTCTTTCCGCGTCTGTGTCGTCCGCCGTGGTGTACGCCGGCGAATTGTTCGTGTCGAACATCGTGGGAGGCACCGTCTTGCGGATTGAACCCCGCAAGACACTCATCGACGAGACGGCCGGCTCACTGGCCGAACCTCACTTCACGACCGGCCGATGGCATTTCGGATACCCCAACGTCGAGAAGGTATTCACGACTGTCGCGATCGACACCAACGACCTCGACGCCCTCGACGAGATCACCCTGTCCTACTCGGTCGACGGCGGATCGTTCACCAACCACACCACGGTTTTCGGTGGTGGTGCGTCGACGTTCGAGTGGACCTTGTCGTCCTCGAGCGGGGGTACCGTATCAGGCAAGGATCTCGATCTACGGTTCACGGTCACCGACCGCTCCACCGACGACGAAGATCCGTTGCGGGTCTACCGGGTACGAGTCCGCTCCCAATCAGCTCAAGTACGTCGAGCCTGGACTGTCGCCGCCGACGTCAACTCGATCCGTTCCGCTGCGGGAACCGACAAACCAGGATGGGAACTCATCGACGAGCTCGAAGTTGCCGCGGCTGCGGGGACGGTGGTGGCCTGGGGTGACCCGTTCACCAACCGAGAGGAGGACGCCGCCGATTCTTACGACGTGATTATCGACTCGATCATCATCACCGACATCGACGACGAGTCCGCTCACGACCAACAGGCTGTCCTCTTGTCGTTCAAGGAGATGGGGTTGGCGTGACGCGGAACCGCGATGGGCTCCCATCCTTCTACGGCTCCCCTGTTTTCAACGTCATCGACCAGGGCGCTGTCGATCGGCGCCTCATCGAGCAGATCGCCGACGAACAGATCAACGCCAGATTCGGACTCCCAAAGAAACAGACCGGGGTTATGGTCCTCGACTGGAAAACGGGTCAACCTGTCTGGCGGGAGGTCGGTCACACATGGACAAGCCTAAGTAAGAGTTCGACGACCGCCACCGACGAACGACTAGATGACGCGGGTACCTGGAACAACACCGACTGGACTGACGTCACTGTCGAAACCGGGACAACAGGGATCGTCACTTGGGGCGCTAGGATCTCAGCCGCCACCGCCGGGTCCGCTGTGATACTCGGCTTCTCCATATCTGGCGCCTCGACTCGAGCGAACTCATCCAACGAGGCATACTTCATGGACTCGGACGTCGCGGATCAACGCCTACAGGCGGATAAGTCGTGGTTGGTCGACGACCTCACAGCCGGGGAGAACGTGTTTACGTTGGAGGCCAGGGTGTCTGGCGGCGGGACAGGCTCGGTCGACAACCCGTACCTGTTCTGGATGCCATTGAACTGACAGCTCCCGCAGGTAAAGTATTTACAACATCCGGTGGGCCGTCACATGGAAGGTCACCAGAGGGGGATCATTGTGGCGGAGTTCACCGAAGCCGATAAGGAACGTCTAACTCAGCATGGTGAGGACATCGCCACGTTGAAAGAGTGGAGATCCGGCGTGGATGAAAAACTGGACGACGCCTCTGATGAGCGTAAAGCGCTCGGCACTCTGATCGACACCAACAAGGGTGAGATCATCGCCGCTATCAACGGAGGACTCCACCCAGCCGTCGCCGCGGCCGCGGCCGATCCTGTGTCCACTGACGGAATCACTATCCACGCCGGCGGGGTCGAGTTCACGATCGGACGTAAGACCGTTGTCGCCGCCATCGTCGTCCTGCTCGGGCTCTTTGGTGGGAACGCTCTCACCATTATCAAAAGCCTCTCAGAAATGGGGCAGTAGTGGGGTGGCGCTGGTCCGGGACCAAGAACGGCAAGTCATGGATCTCAGCTCCCTGTCTCGAGCAGCTCGGCCGTCAACTCATCGAGCGCGACCCGAACCGCGACGTCACCCCGGACGGGACCGCCGCCTCGAGCCAACACTCGATCAACAACCCGACATCGGATCACGAACCAGACAAGGTTCCTGTGGGGATCGTCTGCGCGATCGACATCGCTCACAACGATGACACCGATGGGACCGACGTGTGGGCTTTGTTCGAGTCGCTGCGTATCGCTCGAGATCCTCGAATCAAATACGCGATCAAGGATTCGCTGATCTTCACGTCCTACGATCATCGCAACGGGCCAGCTTGGGAGTGGCGGACCTACTCTGGCGCGAACCCTCACACTTCCCCCGGCCACCTATCGTGCCGCCCGGAACCAGAGTTCTACAACGACGACTCGCCCTGGCCGATCGCCGGTGGCGGGCCAGCACCCATCCCACCCGTAGGAGAGGACGACGAGATGGTATTGAAACAAGGCAACCCACACCGCGAAGCCAACCGCCAGTTCCAAGAGGCACTCAACGTCGTCGGTGCCGGCCTTGAAGTCGACGGCTACTACGGGACGCTCACCGCGACAGCGGTAGTCAACTTCCAAAGCATGATGGACCTACCACCAACGGGCGAAATCGACGGCATCGTCGCCGCCCTACTCATCTAGGAGGAAACTGATGGAACTAGAAACCCTGTGGTGGATCGGTGGTGCCTCTCTTGTCGCCCCATACGCCATTTCATATCTGAAAGCGGCTGATTGGGAGCCACAACGCAAACGTCTGTTCGCGATCGTGGTGTCCCTGGTCCTGGGTGTAGCGGCCTACACCACCCAGAACGGGCTCTCGGCCCTGTCGTTCTCAAACTTCGAGGCAATGATGGCGAACGGCACCGGGGTCTGGTTCCTCGGCCAGATCGTCTACGAGAAACTGATTGGCGGCACGTCACTCGAGGTATCCGCTGCGGCGTCTCCCGCCGGCGTGGTCACGTTGAATCGTCGGGTTGCCTAACAACTAGGTCATCCCGACAAGGATGGGGGGGAAGCAGGGATCGGGACATCCCCTGCTTCCCTCTCTTTTTTTTGACCCCTTGACAATCCCTATACTGTCAGTCAAGATAAGGACCGATATGAGTAGTGAATCGGCATACCCAGGAATCCGCAAGATCCGACAGGAGCAGAAGATGACCCAGGCGGCGTTGGCAACCAAAGCCAACATCCACTGGTCCTACGTCTCGCTGCTCGAGTCCGGGGCGCGGACCAATCCGACGATCCGAACTCTGGTCGCGATCGCTCAAGCCCTCGACGTGCCGATGTCGTCGCTCACACCAACCGACTAGCAAGGAGTCACCATCATGCCCACCACACCAGACCGCCGCCGACCGTTCCGAACCATCGAGTTCACCGGCACCCCCAATGTCACACTCACCTATCACAAGGAGGACGTGACGATCAACTCGACCGGCGTCGTGACCGAACGCCAACCCGACGAGTTCATGTTCTATCCGTGGCATCGGATTAGCAGCGTTCGGACGTATTGGGCAGACGCCAAGACGTCCGACCAGGAGTATTTCGAGGGTGGGGTCGACCCATCATGAGCATCGTCACCGTCACCGTCACCTACACATGCTCGCTCGACACTGAGGGACTCGACGAGCTACTGGATCTAGGCGGCGGGTACCTCGCTGGGAAGTCCGACGACGAGATCGTCGCGCAAGTCAAGAGGTTCCCCCACTGGCTGTTCTCCCACGAGTTCTCCGATGACGACTTCCCGAAGATCGAGGTGTCCTGATGCCAATCTGGGGATACCCATTCGACGACGACATGGCCGAGTACGAGGAAGCCGTGGGCCTGGTCGCTGAACTCGCTGAACTCGAATCCGATCGTCGACTCGAGCAGCACCACGCCGCCTCTGAGTTCCCCGCCTGCCCGACGTGCAAGGGCGACGGCTACGTCGATCATTCATCCCACAACGCGGACGGCTACCGGGTCGACGGTGGTAAGACGTGTCCGACGTGTAACGGCACAGGAACCAGAGAGGTACCCGAATGATGACCCTCCACGCGATCGAACCGACCGAAGGAACCCAGGCTCACACCATCCTCGAACGGCTACGTCGAGGTCCGATCTGTTCGTCTGAAATCTACGCTCAAGACTCACCGATCACCCACCGCCTAGCCGCGAGGGTGTATGACCTCCGGGTCAAGGGCTGGGCTATCGACACCCAGAACTGTGAGAACGGTGAGCATCACCACGTCGCACCGATGGTCGAGTACGTTCTCGGCCTGCCAGAAATCTCCTATCCCGAAGGGAAACTGTTCACATGATCCGAACCATAAGAGTCATCGGCCTAGTCCTCTGGCTCGCCCTGGTCCTCACCAGCTCGGCCGCTCTGGGCCAGGACGGGAACCAACCAGGCGACGGCAACACGACTACGACCTACTGCCACCCCAACGACGGGAACTGCAACCCACCGACGACGGTACCTTGCCACCCCAACGACGGGAACTGCAACCCACAACAATGCTCCAACGACGGCAACCACCCGCACGCGGTGGTCGGTAACAACTATGTGATCGACGGGAACAACTACGTTCCCGCACCGATCGACGGGAACAACTGGCCGTGGGAGTGACTTGGCCGTGGCTGCTGCTGATCCTCGGGATCTGTGTGGCGTGGGGATACATGATCGCCGATGCCTAACCCGTTCGCGCTGGGTAAGCCCGCCACCTTCCACAAGCTGTCGGGGATCGAGGTCGTCGAGGTCCGCCGCAACCCGGTCGTTGTCGATGGCGGCGTCCACGACGAGTATGACCACGCCCTGATCCTCAACCTACAACGCAAGAATCTGTCACTCGAAGCGTTCATGCTGTCACAAGACCAAGCCGCCCAACTGTTCGACCTTCTCGGGGAGTTCATGGACGGCGACCCGATCGTCTGGGAGGAAGATCCGAATGCCTGACCCCAAGGCCAAGCCCGCCACCAAGAAGCCAGCCGCCACCAAACCCAAAGCGAAACCCACCCGCGAACTGATGATCGAAGCGGCGCTCGAGGTCGGGGCGATCCGTAAAGAGGGGAAGAACACTCACCAGAAGTATTCGTTCCGTGGGATCGAGCAAGTCCTGGGCGCGGTCCACACCGCGATCCTGGGCCGGGGCGTCATCATCACCCAGCGGATCGTCAACTCAGAAATGAGGATCGACCCGAACCAGAAGGGCCAACACCCGATGACCGTTGCTCTCGTGGTCGAGTACACGTTCCGTGGACCCGTCGACGAGCTGGTTACTGAGTCCTACGGCCTATCAACCGATTACCAGGACAAGGCGGGCAACCAGGCGCTCTCACAGGCTCTCAAGATGTGCCTGTTGCAACTATTCCTATCGCCGACCGATGAGCCCGACGCAGATTCGTTCTCTCCACACGCCGAAGCCGACGACGGTACCCCCGCGCCGCGGCCAGCAGTACGCAAACCCGCGAAGCCAGCACCTCGAGTTGAACAGGAGGTCACGGTGACCAAGGGCGTTCCACTCCCGCCGCTCCAGATGACCGAAGCCGCCCGCCAGGGGGACGGATCGTTCCCCCAGGTCTGTCCCTACGACTGGGGATCACTCAACCTTGTCCACCGGGGCCAGAAGAACACCGCGTTCATCGAATGCACCGAGAACGGTTGCCAGGGCGGGAACGTAATGTCGGGCAAGAACGCCGATCGCCGGTTCGCCTGGTCGATGGCCGTGTTCGGTGAAGTCGATGATCTGTTCGCGGCGGGCGGGGCGATCGACGAGCTGGTCAACGCATGAAACGTGACCTACGAGTTCTCTCTCTCGGCGCTGGTGTCCAATCGTCCACCGTTCTTCTAATGATGGGTTCTGGTGAGATCGAACCCGCCGATGTCGCGATATTCGCTGATACCGGATGGGAACCCGCTGCGGTTTACGAATGGCTCGAGTTCCTCGAGGGGATAACACCAATCGAGATTGTGAAGGTGTCGGGCGGCGACATCCGATCCGACGCTCTCGACCCCAGCAAACGGTTCGCGTCGATGCCGTTGTATATCAAGAACCCCGATGGGTCACCAGGGATCTCCCGCCGTCAATGCACCAACGAATACAAAATCGGGCCGATCACCGCTGAGATACGGGACCGGGTCGGTGGGAACTTACGAGGGAAAACAGTCCAGCAGGTAGTCGGGATCTCTCTCGACGAGGTTCGCCGAATGCGCGATTCCAAGGCGAAGTGGCAGCACTTCGATTACCCACTTGTCGACCTACGGATGACTCGACACGATTGCAAACTCTGGATGGTCGACAATGGCTATCCAGAACCGCCCCGCTCGGCCTGTGTCGGCTGTCCGTTCCGCTCGGATGACACCTGGCGGGATCTCTCAGACTCTGAGTTCGCCGACGCCGTCGCGTTCGACGCAGCGATCCGTAAGGGCTATCCGAAGGCGACCGAAGCGCGCCAGGAGCTACTCGGCAACGCATACCTTCACCAAAAACGAATCCCTCTCTCTGAGGTCAACCTCGCGACCGTGGAGGATCACGGTCAGATGGCTCTCGACGGTTGGGACGCCGAATGTGAAGGTATGTGCGGCGTATGAGAGAGGCGGAACTCCAATCGGCGATCCTCGAACTCGCCACGCTATACAAGTGGCGGGTCCACCACGACCGCCCATCCAAGAACGCCAGCGGCCAGTGGTCGACCGCGATATCGGGTGACCCAGGGTTCCCCGACCTTTGCATGGCGCGTACAGGTAGGGTGATATTCGCCGAGTTGAAGGTGAAGGGCCGCAAACTATCGGACCACCAGACCGACTGGTTTGGTGAACTCCAAGGCGGCAGAGTCGAGGTCTATCTCTGGACTGAGCTGGATTGGCACGACGGGACGATTGAGGCGATTCTCAAACGGCTGTCGTGAAGGGTTCTCCCTGGGCCGTGGCAGCGTAAAGGTCATAGGGGAAGTGGCTGTTGTAAGCGGCCTGGGGAGATCAACAATAAGGGAGGTACGACCATCATGCGATTCTGTCTGCTCTGTGATGAGCCCATACAATTCTCTGTGGGGTTCCGTCAGTGGATGCACCTCGCACCGATGCGACCAGAAGATAGACACCGCGCCCGACCTCGACGCTGGTATCACCGATGACCAACGACGAGATCGAAGCGAAGATCGACGCGATCGCCTCCGACCTCGCCGGGAGGCTCACCCGTCTACTGCTCGAGGCCGACGAGTTCGGCGCCGGCGGGCGTCTACACCCCCACCACTCAGGGTTCTCGCAGTACGGAGACTGGAAATACGGTACTGACCAGGCGGTACCCGACGAGGGCGTCCCTAAGCGCCGCCCGCCTCGAGGGTGGTACTGACATGCCCGCTACCTACCTGATCGGCGACGTTTCCGAACAGATCGCGAAGCTGGAACCAGGATCGGTCGATCTGGTGATGACCTCGCCACCGTTCTTGGCGTTACGGTCGTACCTCCCAGCCGATCATCCGAACAAACACCGCGAGATAGGATCGGAACCGGACCCGGCAGCGTTCATCGACGTTCTCTGCTCCGTTGTCGATGAACTCTCGACTGTGTTGGCACCTCACGGTTCGATCGTGTTCGAGCTGGGCGACACCTACGCCGGATCTGGCGGCGCCGGCGGCGACTACAACGCCGGCGGCTGGCGCGAAAGCCAGAACTTCTGGTCGGGGTCCGCCCAGAAACGGGGGGTCTGGCCTCGACCGAAGTCGCTATCTCTGATTCCCGAATTGTTCCGGGTCACTCTCGCGTACGGTGTTAACCCGCTCAACGGTCGAGTCTGGTGGGAGGGTGACGACCGTTGGCTGGTCCGTAACGTGGTTCGATGGGTCAAACCCAACCCGCCAGTTGGTGCTCTAGGCGACAAGTTCCGACCTGCCACGTCCGAGATGGCCGTGTTCACCCGCAACCCGAAACGCTACTTCGACCTGGACGCAGTACGAACTGAACCAACCGTCCCGCCCCACACGATGCCCCCTCGAGGCGTCGGCCATGAGCAAGCCCGTAAAGCCGTGGGCCTGTCGTCTGGTTCGCGCAGCGACAACGGCGGTAACCCTGGCGGTGCGCCGCCGTTGGATTGGTGGAAACTGTCACCGTCTGGCTATCCGGGCTCCCACTACGCCACCTACCCGGCCGAGCTGTGTGTCATCCCGATCAAGTCGATGTGTCCGGAGTGGGTCTGTAAGGAATGTGGAACTCCCGCTCCAACATCGTGCGGCCACGAGAGCTGGCGACCGGGAATGGTCCTCGACCCGTTCGCCGGCACCGGCGTTACCTTGGCGGTAGCGACCGGCCACGGCCGGAACGCGATAGGTATCGACATAGACGAACGCAACGCCGAACTCGCCCTCGAGCGTGTCGGCCCGCTCATGTTGGAGGTTGTCCGATGAAAGCCCGATGCCCTAGTTGCGGTACCTCGTTCACGACCGATCGTGGGGTGGTGAGCCATATACGTTCCGGCCCGGACGCTGCCACCGACGAGCAAGTCCGTATGGCTCACGAGAGCCTCGCAGCAGCCGAGTACGAGGTACCTCTACCTCTTATGCACGCCGAGCCGATTTCGCAATACGGCGACCCTCAGACGCTCCCCGGCATCCTCGAGGGAATTATGGGCTCACTACGAAAAAATTGGATGGGTACCTCGTAATTTCGACGGTCTGAGTGTCCGGCCGCGATAGAGCTCGAGCCGGCTCAACATTCGATCCCCCAAAACCTACGGACAGGTCCCGGACTTCTCGAGCAGGTTTCGATTCGCCCGCCGGTCGCATGACGCGGACAGTCATGCCCTTACTTGAAAAAAATCCGGGGAGGGGGGGTGACTAGTCACTGACTAGGCCGAGTGACTACGACCAAAGTCCTACGACCAAATGACTAGTTAACTAGTCACTCAATTTGGAATTGGATTCCAATTCTAATTCTGAGGCTTGCATCGGACCCGATGCGGACCCGTTCCGGACCCGCTCGAGCTCGAGCCCGAAAACGACCGAAAAACGGCCGGCCGGCCAAAAAAAACGGTAAAAGCCCAGCGTACGGGGGGTTCCAATTCTGTCTCATGTATGAGACGATGTCCGGGCGATCCTAAAAAGGGGTCGCAGGGTACTAGTGCAAGGAGTCACCCACAATGCAAGACGTAAACACAGTTACGGTCGCCGGCCAACTAGCCGGACCGCTAGCAGAGTGCCAACCGTGTTCGACAGCCGCCGGTATCACCTGGCGCCCCTGGACGAGCTCACAGCCGGCCGGCCGATAATGGCCCGTACCTATCTAACCAAGTATTCCGGCCGGTGGAACGCCGCCCGCGAACGCCAAGCGAACACCCAAGCGAAGCACTACGGGACCAAAGCGGACCCGCTCACCCGAGCACTACTAGACATCGCGGAAGAATGGGAAACAGACGCCGACCAGGACGCCATCGCCGCCGATATCGGCCATACGTCGATGGTCGTCGCCGGGACCCGCTACTACCGCCACGCGGAACAATGGATAGACCAGGACGGCAACGAGTGCCGACCGCCGGCCGTCTGGCGAGACAGGTTCGGAGAACAATGGGAAGAAGGCGAATGATGACCACCTACGAGATACACGATTACGTCATGTCTGTTATCCGTTGCGAACCCTGCCACCGCCTCGAGGTAGACAGTGGGAGGATCGCCCGAGGACGCATCGCCGACGAAGGCGACGCGGGACGAGGCAACAGGTACGAACGCGTCGCAGCCGAAGCGAACGGAATCGTCGCGTGCGACCGATGCGGAGGTCAGATATGACGACCTCGAGCACGACCACCCGGACCGCCGGCGCCCGGACCCGTTCCGGATCGGAAACAGCCGGCCACCTAGGCCGACTGTATACCCTTCCGGAGCTCACAGCCGCGGCCGGCCGTTACCAGCGGACCGCCGGCGCCCTCGAGGTCGCCCAGATCGACGACTTCCTCGACCACCTAGCTACGACCTGGGATCAGCCAACAGACGCCGCTACCTATCCGGCCGGTCGTTGCCACCGATGCGGCCCCGTATTCAACATTACGACCCACGCGTGCACCGTCTGCGGCGCCGTGCTCGAGCTCGAGAGGATCGAACGATGACC